AACTAAAATATCCTCCGTATCGAAAACGGTATGGGTGGTTTGATGTATTCCAACTAAGCAATTTAATTTAGCCACTTATTATAAATGTTTTGGCAATTAGTCTTTCTCTTAGCATTTATATTTGTTATAACATACGACCCGAAATCAGGTACTTTAGATCATTTGGTTGGTAAAAAACCAGAACAACCATTACAAAACGCGGAGTGTAAAGAGGGACATTACCAGGAAATCCAATTTGCGCAAATGGGGTACCCGTGTCCAACCGAAAAAAGAACGCACATGGGTGCGATTATAAGAACTTAAAAACTTAGCTCGTTATTTTATATATATAATGTTTACATTCGACCGCGATACCGCTACTATAGTTGCCGTGCTCATGTGTATTGTTGCCACAGTATACATGTACAGAGAACTTAATAAAACGAAAACCGAAATGGAAGGTGTCAAGGGATTTTACGGAAATCTCATGGCACATTTATCCAGACCGGCACCAAAACCAATTGTTCGTGAAGAAGCACAAAATGAAGAGGTTTTAGAAACCCAAGTCAGTGAAGATGAAGAGGAATCTTCAGAATAATCATCTTATTCAATTATAACTTGCTAATGAGCAATGAAGAAATACAAAGCAATAGCCATACCAGTTACATTTATAGGCGATAAACCACGTTTTCTCACCGTCCGGGATCGAAGATTCAAAGATTGGATTTTCGTCACCGGAGGGTGCAGGCGAAGAGAAATACCAAATCCATTAAGAACGGCTTTGAGAGAACTCGAAGAAGAAACCAGGGGTGTTGTTTCCCTGAAAAGAGGGGAATACACGGATTTTAAATTTACAGTAAAGGAATCCCCGGGTATTGAATTAGAATACAACGTATTCATATTTTTTGTAAACTATACCATACAGGACCAAGTTGAACTCATACGAAAATTTAACGAAGAAAAACAAAAAATGAACCTTCGCAAGGTTCAAAAACAACCTATCAAAAGAACACACGACGAAAACGATTTTATGAATTTCGAAACACTTGCTGAGTTTAGTACCAAAAAACAATGGGATCGTATAGTTAAAAACGTACTAAACAACCCAGAGTTTTACGCGTGTGTGACTTCTCTCGATAGAAAAACCTTCTCTATTAAATAATGAAGTCTAAAACCTACATTTTATCCCAAATACGCGATCTTCTCATCGAAAGACACGCGTATACCCCAGAACGCGCAGATCGTTATTTGGAATTACACAAGGAAGATAAAGTATACGAGCTCCTCGTTCTAAAAAAAACTTTATCAGAAGATCAGGAGTTTCCAGAAGTATCGTATAGAAGATCCATTTGGCATCACGAATACGATGATGAATAAGGAACATAAAAAATTAAAACGTAATATTGGTAAGTAAACATGTTTAAACTTTGGTGTAAAAACCAAGGTTTTGCGCATAGCTCCGATCTATCACATGTGCTCATGGACGGTGGTGTCCTTTCTGTGCCATTTGATAGATTGAATGAATTTTATACTAAATGTGTAGAAGCATACAATTCCGGTGAACAGATATTTATCGTCGAACAAAAAACAGAAAACTATAACTTTTTCATGGACCTCGATTATAAGGACGACGATGAACTAACCTTAGATCAAATTAAGGATATATGTAAAGTCATATGTGATAAAGTTTCCAAATTCGGGGGTAAAGACGCTTTAGTATCCGTCGCCGAACCAAAACCAATTGGTCACTTCATTAAAACCGGAATACACATCAATTGGCACGGGTTCGTAGTGAACAGATCGTCGGCTTTGGCTCTAAGGGAACACGTCATAAACACACTAAACTTAGCGTATGGATCGCGCGATTGGAAAGATATTGTTGATATTTCAGTCTATGGAAACTCTTCGCGTAATACAAAGGGAAGTGGATTTCGTATGCCGTGGTCACACAAAAAAGCAAAACACGAAGCATGTTCTGGTCAGGGATGCGACGCGTGCAATAATTCAGGTAAAGAAACACAGAGTGAATATTTACCCATTTTTGTATATAAACACGGGCCTTTATCAATGTTACAGAAAACAGATCAAAAACCCTCTGTTGATATGTTACACATGGCGACTTTACGTACACAGAATACAGATCCAGTTACAGTAGAAGGAACTACAAGGAAAAATGAAGGCTCTTTTACGAATATACAAACTAAAAATGAATTTAAAAATCAAGAAGCTCTTCTACTCGTAGAAGCTTTTGTAAGGAAATATATCGAAGGTCAGAGTACTGCATCCGTTACAAAAATGTTCAAACACAAAAATCAGTTTCTCGTTTCGACAACATCTAAGTATTGTGAAAATTTACGGCGCGCACACAGTTCAAACCACGTATGGTTTCACATAATAGGTGATACCATAGCTCAAAAATGTTTTTGTAATTGTGAAACCATGAAAGGTCGTTTTTACGGGTTTTGTAAAGATTTTTCAGGAAGACGACACCAATTACCCAAAAAGATAACGGACGTTCTTTACGAAGATGGTAAAGTTCAATCTTATGTACCCAAAAAGAAAAGTCCGGAGCCAAGTCAAGTACACAACCCGGATGAACTTATCGAAAAGTTTATAAAAAAGTATATTGTGCAAAAAGAAACATTTCATATCGATTCTATCAAAAAAGTGGGTGTTAAGAAATACACCGTAAACACGAAACACGAGTGTAATACGTGTAAAGAAATCGTATCTTTTAACATTATAAAAAATCAAATACAACAAACGTGTAAGTGTAATTGTCGTGCACATATTCTCACAGATAAAATTGTACGTACTTTATAGAATGTTGGCTGTATTACTGGTTGTTTTTATGGTATATTTAGCATCGTCTTTAATTAAAAAAGATACAGGAACCGACCATATAACCGAACTCATACGCAAAACCATCCCTTATTCAGGATTAAACGAAGTTTTATACAGGGAATTCTTAGCAAATATGAACATGGCTATAGAATATAAGACACACGTAGAAATTTCAGAAAAGTTACTCGATCGCGCACTCAAAAATTTACGTGAACTCGCTCTTTACACGGTTTCGAGTGATACGAGTGTTATAGAAGAAATAGATACGTTAGCGAACCAAATAAACGCCGAATTTGAACTCGTTTTAATAAATGAAACTCTTAATAAAAAATAACGTATTTAAAAGAATAGTCATATACATTAATTATAATGACAATAACTCAAGGAACACGCACGCGTTCTGGACGTATTTCCAAAGTTCCGGAACGTTTAGATCCAGTCGAAGATATACCAGAAGACGATTACTCAGACGACGATTACGAAACCGAATCTGATATCGATAGTGAAGACGAAGTAGATCTTCTCGAAACGGACGATGAAGACGATTTCGAAGATGACGATAGTGATGTGGATGAAAATGGTAATTTGAAAGGATTTGTTGTTGACGACGAAGATGAAGATGAGGAATAATAAGCTTAAAAAAATAGTTTTATTTTTTATAAATGGAAGCTGAAGTTGGTACTCCCATAGAATATAATCCAGACGAATTCGTAAAAGACCAAAAAGAAGAAGAACCGGAAAATAACGAACAGTATTATTTTCCGCCTCCGCAAAACCATTATTACGATCAACCACCTTTACCGGAAAAGGTTGATATTTTTTCAAATTTAGATAAAACGGGGTACATTATTATTTTTGTAGCATTTTTGTTAGGGTTTTTCATGGGTAAAACCATGCAACCCGTTATTCTTCGACCAGGATAGGTTTACCGCGTATCCATAAGTGTTCCGATGACGTTTGTTGTCCCTCAAAATCACCTATTGGACCAAGTTTAGGTTCTGTAAAATACGCGCGACTCACAACGAGTGGGTCCTTTAATATATCCTGTGCGACATCAGACGCACTCACGTTTTCTGTACCTGATTTACTTTTTCGATCTTCGTATAATCGTAAAAATAAACCAAACATGAATAGAACAATAAGAATGGTGATTATGTTCAATATAATACTCAACATACTTACATTTATATAACAAAATTAATTATTTATTTATTTAGATTCTACTTCTTCACCTTCCTCGACTTCACCTTCACCTTTCGTATCCTGGGCTTCCGTGGAATCTTCCTTTGCTTCGGATTCACGTTTCTTCCTTCTTTCTTCAATTTCTTCCGCGACAATATTATCCGCCTCCTTGACGAGTTCTTCCATGGGAGCATCTGGTTTTTCTTTTTGGAGACGCTCGAGAACTTCAGCTGGGTGACTAATTGGTGGTTCATCAGGTTTCGTATAATATTTGGAGTTTTCATCACCTGGTTTAATGAACGTATTGGTTCCATTTTCCATCATATCGCGTTTACGTTCAGCAAACATCTTTGCCGCCAAAGCTTGATTTTCTTTGTACCCCGTCATGAGTTCCTCGAGCTTTTCGTTCGTATAGTGAACGTCTTCGATCTTAGCTGGATCCGGTGGAATTAACAACCATTTATACATATCAACGACGTAAATATCAAACGTCGCATCTTCTTTTTGAAGACGCTTCGCGTGTGAAGCCGCTTCATCACGCGTCGCAAATGCACCTCTAATCTTGATACCAAACTTATCGTTTTTTTGTGGCGCTTCTGGACCAACGACCGAAAGACACGCGTAAAGTTGACCGGGAACGGTTGTGTAATCTTGTTCGAGAGACATTATTTATATTCTAAGTAAGCTTAAAAACTTTAAGTCTATTATGTATAACAATGCACGAGTTCTGGAATAAACAACCCGTTCCTCAAGATA